GCCGAAGAATGGCTCGCGCGGCGCAACGTCGATCGAGACGGCGCCGAAAAGAAGATGCGGCAATTCGTCTATGCGCTGCCCTATATCCCCACGGAAGTCGAGCTGACTCCGCTCGAGCCCGGCGACATCGCCGGCCGCGGCAATGCGCTCAAACGCGGCATTGCGCCGGCCGATTGCGTTGACGTCGTCGTCGGAGTCGACACGGGCAAACGCAAGCTGCACTGGGATGCCAAGGCGTTAAGGCCCGACGGCAGCGATGCCGTTATTGAGTACGGCACGCAGATTGTCGAAGCGGACACGCTCGGTTTGGCCAAGGGATTCCTGAAAGCGTTCCGACTGCTGCGCGACTATCTCGAGCAGGGATGGTCGACGGAGACCGGCAAACACCTGAAACCCCGTCAGGTGTGGATCGATTCTGGTTATCACGAGCACACCAACATCGTCTATGCGATTTGCGCCGAGCTCAACAAGGGGCTCGCTCCAGGGCAAGAAAAATACCGCCCGACCAAAGGCTACGGCGTCAAGCAAAAAGCGGGGCCCTACCGCCCGCCGGTGAACAAAGCCCGCGACATCGTCTTCGTCGGCAACAATTATCACATTGCGTTTCTGCGCCGTAACGGCGTGCGTGTTCCAGGCGTCCTCTTGACCCACATCAATTCGGACTACTGGAAAACCGAGCTGCATCAACGCTTGAAGATGCCGCCCGATCAGGCGGGCGCGACGACGCTGTTCAGCGCGGCCGACGAATTTGAACACAACGAATACGAAGCGCACCACCTGGCTGAGAAGCAAAAGGAGGAGTTCGTGCCCGGCCGCGGACCGGTCGTCACGTGGGACCGCATCAACCGCGACAACCACTACTTCGACGCCGGCTATGTCGCCGGCACGGCTGCCGACTTCGTGCGTTCGCTCGCCGAACAGCCCGCCGAGCCCGAGGCCTGGGACGCGATCAAGCGGCAGGGCGGGTGGGGCGCAGCGCAGAAGGGCCGGAGGTCCTGACCGGTGTCTCTCATTCTCGACCGCTGTGATGGTCCGGCTTGTCCGAAGTGTGGTTGCCAGGACTCCCGGATTCTGAAATTACCCAGCGCACCAGGTGAAAGCGCGCCGGTGATCGGTGGCAAACCTGGCGTGCAATGGCCGACCAACGGTTGGAACGGCGGCGGCCGAGCTCGCTGCAACCATTGCCGCACCGAGTTCACGTTCCAGGAGCTGCCGGCGGGGCTCGAGCTCGACGAGCCCGACGACGACGACGAGCGCGACACGACGGCGCCGCCCACCGTCTGCCCGGCCTGCGGCGGTCGCTTCTACGTCTACTCGACGAAGGGCGCCACTCAGTACCGGAAGTGCCGTGACTGCGGCAATCTCGACGACAACAAGACGTTCAAGAAAACCTGAGTTGGTAACAACTGTTGGTAACAACTCCCCTCGCCCCGCGTCGCTGGGCCCGTAGTATCCAAGAGCAGCCAGGCCCTGCGGACCTCGAGCCGCGGGGTCTCTGCCCGATGTCGGAACACACCCAAAAATGAGCGTCGCCGAAATCAACTCTCTCTACGCCGCGGCGATCGCGGGACTCGAGGCGGGCAATTACCAGCTGGCGATCGTGAAAGCGCTCGCTTGCAAGATGCGTTTGGCGACAACGCCGAACATCGCGCGCATGCTCGCCGGCGGCGGCAACGAGGCCATGCAATGGGCCAACGCCGCGGCCATCGATTCCTTTATCGCCGAGTGCAAGAAGCTGCAGTCCGCAGCCGCCGCCGCGTCGAACGGGATCCAAAGAACCAAGCTCGTTTACCGTCGCCCCGGAAATTGCGATTAGCCTGTGGAATTTGTCAGCCAAGAAATTGTCGGATCCTTTGGCGGATCAGTCGCAGCAATCCCAGCGGCTCCCGCTCGAGCAGCTGCAGGGCAGCGACAATACGCCGTCCATCCTGCCTGGATGACCACGCGCAGTTGGGAAGCCGCAGAGACGCATCGGCTGAATCGCGCCCACTGGCAAAACGCCAAGGATACCGACATCAATTGCTGGTTGCGCGAGCAGCTCCCGACGCTCCGAGCTCGATCGTATTACGAGACTCGCAACAGCGGCATGCTCGCCGGCGTCGCCACGACGCTGGTCGACGACGTCGTCGGGCCCGATGGCCCAATGTTCGAGATCCACTCGAGCGATGAGGCCTACAACAAAGCGGGCGAGGAAGTCTTCCGCGAATGGTTCAAGGCGCCCACGTTTCGCAAAACCGTCAGCGGCGCCGCGCTGCTCAAGCTTTGGGTGCGCAATCTGCCACGCGCCGGAGAGATCCTGGCGGTGATTGGCACGGATCCCACAGCCGAAGGACCAGTGCAGTTGCGGTTGCGTCCCGTTAACCCGCGTCGCCTCGAGAGCCCCAACGGCATCGACAGCGATCGGATGAAGATGGGCATCGAGTTCGATCAGAATGATTGCCCGACACGCTATTGGATTTCCGAGTCGCGAGGTCGCTACGGGAAAGAGCACATTCCCTACTCGCCCGATGACATCGTGCACGAATTCGTGCTCGACGAAGAAGGCCAGGCCCGCGGCTTTCCGTGGCTGACGCCGGCGCTCTCCACCGCGGCGGACCTGCGCGACTATGACTTCGACGTCGGCCAGGCCGCGCGCCACGCGGCTCGCACGAACGGCATGCTCTACACCGAACATCCGGACGCTCCGGTGTGGAACTCGCCAGAATCGATGCACGTCGAGCCTGGTGAAATCCCCATGGCGCCGATCGGCTGGAAACCCATGGTGTTTCCAGCATCGCAGCCGTGCGCCCAATATCCCGACTATCGCGGCGAGCGGATGCGCGACTTCGGTCGATCGATCAACATGCCGCTGATGATGATCCGCTTGGACAGTTCCAAGCACAGTTACTCGTCGTCAAGATTCGACGGCCAGGGTTACTACATCACGATCGACGGAATTCAATGTTGGCTCAGCGGCACGCCGGAAAGCTACGGTCTGCTGAGCCGCCTGGCCGATCTGGTTCTGGCGGAAGCCCGCTTCAAAGTTGCCGCCCTGCGCCGCCGGCCGGCCGACGCGATCTACGTTTGGACCTGGCCGCGGCGGCCGCACGTCGATCCAACCAAGGAAAAGGACGCGCAAATCGCGGGTCTCGAGGCAGGGACCGACAACCTCATCGACATTCTGTCGGCCAACGGCACCACGCTGCAGCGTCACTTGCGCTCAATCCAGCGAGTGCTGAAGGCCTACAAGGACGCCGGCTTGCCATTGCCCGCATGGGCAAACGGCACTCTTGGCGCCGCTACTGCTGAAGCTCGCGCGGCTCGCGCGGCCCGTCCCCAGGAGAGCCCCGCTAATGCGCAATGATTTGATCGCCCTCCAATCTGCGGTCGCGCCGGTTCACATGCGCCGCTCCGGGCCCGAGACACGGGACCTGACAGTCCGCTCCTTTACGGTCCGCGCCGACTCGCTCGAGGAAGCAACCCGCAGCGTAGAAGCTGTTGTCGCCACTGAGGATCCCGTGACCGTGTTCGATATGAGCACGTGGAGCGTGATTGACGAAGTGCTCCGGATGGACGGCGCCGAGGTACCTGACCAGGTCCCGATGCTGGCCAATCATGACCGCTACTCGCTGGACTCGATTTACGGGTCGACGCGTCAGCTCCGCATTACTGGCGCCGAGCTGATGGGCCGCCTCTACTTTGCCGAGGGCGACGCGGACGCTGAGAAGGCCTGGAACAAGGTCCGGCAAAAGCACATCGGCGACGTCTCGGCTGGCTACCGTGCGATCGAATACACCGACATTGCCGCCGGCCAAAGCTCCGTCGTCAAAGGCAAGTCCTACACCGCCGGTCAGCGCACCTTGCGCATTACGACCAAATGGCAATTGCGTGAAGTTTCCCTCGTCCCGATCGGCGCCGACAAGCGGGCCAAGATCCGTGGCGATTCCACAGACCTCGATTCTCAAAGGGAGAATGCGACCGTGAACCCCAAGTTGAAAGCGTTTCTTGTCTCGCTCGGCCTGCGTGCCGACGCCACCGACGCCCAGGCCAACGACTTTTACGCGAAGTTGAACCAGGCCGATAAGGCCCGGGCCGATGCGGCGGCAGCCGCCGGCGATCCGACCGGCCAGCGCAGCGATCCGCCGCCGTCGAATCCGCCCACGCAAGTCAACGTGGAGCAGATCCGTAGCGAGGCTGTCGAAGCGTACAAGCAACGAGTTCGCGCGTTGACCGAGCTCGCCGGCGACGACGTCCCGGCCGACGTGCTCAAGCGGGCGATCGACGAGAATTGGAACATGGAGCGGGCGAGCACTGAGTTCTTGACCGCGGTTCGCGGCGGCCGCGGGCAAGGCGGCGTCCCCGAACGAGCTCCCGCCGGCCACTCGCGCAGCCACGAAGGTGACTGCACCGCTCTGTCCCTGGGTATGGCGCTCATGCTGAGCCGAAGCGGCGACGCCAAGTTGGATCCGATCACGCACTACGCGCGTTTCCAAGACGGCGTCTACCGACAGGTCCGAAACCCGGATAAGGACGAAGTCCTGCTCCGCGCCGCCGACAATGCGTGGGAGTTCCGCGACATGTCGCTCGTCGACGTTTGCCGCGAGGCGGTGCGGATCGATGGCAAGCGGATTCCAACCAGCCGTAGCGAGCTCGTGCGGTCTGCCGTGTCAGGCGGCACGCTGTCGGCCATCTTCACCACGAACGTGTCCGCCATGCTGATGCAGGGCTATAACGAGGCCACTGACTCGACCGTGGGTTGGACCTCTGAAGCGGACGTGCCTAACTTCCAATCCAACGAACGGGCCAAGATGGGCAAGTTCGGCCGGCTCAAGAAACACCGACGTGGTGGACGTGCCGAAAACCTCGACACCAGCGATGCGAAGGAAGAGTATAAGATCGCTCGCTACTCGGGTAAGTACATCGTCGATGAGATGGACATCATCGACGACCGATTCGGCGCGATCGAGCAACTGTCGCCAACCGAGATCGGTCTGGCGGCCCGCCGCCTGCGGCCCAACTTGGTCTATGGAATCGTCCTCCGCAACCAGGCCATGTCGGACGGCGTGGTGCTGTTCCACGCTACGCACAAGAACCTCGGCAGCGGCGCGCTAAACGCGGCCAATCTGCAGGCCCTCTTGCTGCTGCTCGGCAAGCAGCGTCAGGGCACCGGTAAGAATGCCACGCCGCTCAATCTCCGGGCTCGCTTCCTGGTTGTGCCGCAGGACCTGGGATTCACGGGCGACATCTTGTTGACCTCCGCGCAGCGCATCAACACGGCCAATGGCGACGGCGACAAGAACCCGCTCGAGCGTCTCGGAATCACGCTGGTACAGGATGACCGCATGGGCGTCGCTGGCGGTGTGGATCCGGTCGACGACGCGGCCTACACGGGCTTGTCAACCAACTACTTAGTTGCTGCGCGACCTGGCGAAGAAGGTGCCAAGACGATCGAAGTCGGCTACCTCCGCGGCACGGCACGGGCGCCGCAACTGCGCAGCTTCACGCTGAGTGAAGGTGCCTGGGGGGTCGGGTGGGACATCAACCACGACATCGGCGGTAAGGCTCTGGCCCACGAAGGTATGGCCTATTCGCCCGGCACGTAACTGACCGCCGGCGAGCCGGTTGAGGACTTTCACGCGGACACACTTTTTCACTTTGCACGATTAGGACTTTTCATCATGGTAGCTGAAGCAATCCCCCTGAACGACGACGACGTCGTCAACGCCATTGCGCCAACTGGTGGCTGGAGCGGCGGCCAGGTTGTCCAATACACGGACGGCCGAGCTGCGATCGTCGCAGGCCTCCGGGCGCTCGCCGCCGGCGAGCCCGCAGCCCTGCACGTCAAAGGGCATCACACTGTCCAGAAGGCCTCGGGCGTGGTCATTCTCAAAGGCGGCAAGGTGTTCTTCGACATCTCGGAGAACGTTTGCACGCCGCTGCAGGCGTTTGGTACCGGCGATTTCTACATGGGCGTGGCGCTGCATGACGCCGCAAGCACCGATACTGAAGTGGCGATCGCACTGAACGTGCATCCGTCGTATCTCATCGACTTGCACCGCGACGCCTTCGAAACGATCGTCGTCAAGACGGTGGTAGGGTCAACCACGGTGGAAGTGCCCACCGTCGTCACCCGCGGCGGCCAGACGGAGTTGAAGTTTGGCACCACGGCCGAAGCTCAGAAGGTGGACTTGCTCAGCAAGAACAGCTGGCCGGTCTCGGTGCCGTTCATCGCCGAATTCAAATTCGCGATTTACAACGTGGGCGATGCCGCGGCTCTGGACTTCAACATCGGCGTGGCGAATGCCACGCATGCGAGCGATGCCGATTCGATCACGGAGAGCGCCTTCTTCCATGTCGACGGCAATGCGCTCGACCTGTTGGCCGAGAGCGACGACGGCACGACGGAAGTCAATGCCACCGATACGACCATCGACCTGGTCGACGACACCTTCGTCGAAGTCTGGATCGACGGTCGCAACAAGGACGACCTCCAGTACTACGTCAATGGCGTGCTTGTGCTCGGATCGACCGTGTTCAAGTTGACCGCGGCGACGGGCCCGCTGAAGCTGTTGGCCCACATGGAGAAGAGCTCCGACGACACGCCGGGCGACGCGCGTGTGCAACACGCCGCCGTTCGCGTGTTCGACGCAGCTGCCGCCTAGTCCCTGTTCCTGTGATTCCCGCGGCCGGCTGCTCCGTGCAGCCGGCCGCTTTGCACTACACCGATGGCCTCACTGTTCGACGACGATTTTGCCGTGGTGTCCGCGATGTTCGCCGAAGCACTCGGCACATCGGTGCGGATCAAGCGCCGCGGCGTCGCCGGCGAGCCCGTGACAGCCGAAGTCGTCATCCGTGAGAACCAGGTGATCGACGATGAAAGCGGTCTGCTGAAAGTGCAGTCGCGCGACTATCTGATCGACGTCGCCAACTACCAGGTCGACGGCCAGGTTGTCGAGCCCCGCAAGGGCGACATCATTCTGGAAACGATTGGAGGCTGCGATTACGAGTTCGAGTTTTTGCCGATTGGCAATCGACCTGCCTACGAGTGGGCCGATGTCCGCGGCCAGCGCTGGTTGATTCGGACGAAGAAGGTGAGCTGATGCCCGTTGTCGATGCGGTAAGCGTGGCGATTGCCAAGGCGGTGGTTGCTGACCTGGCTGCCGCGGTCGAAGCCGGCAACTTCGCGCAAACGTTCGAGCCCCAGCGCAACTACGGCGATTGGGAGCTCGAGCTCAAGCAGGCCGGTTGCCTGCAAGTGGAAGTCGTGCCGGTCAGCACCGAGCAAAAGATTGAACCTGCCGCGCGGAACCGACAACTTGAATTCAACGTGCCGATCGACGTTGTCATCCGTCAGAAGTTCGGCCAGGACAACCAAGACGACGACACCGGGCGATTAACGCTCGAGGCCGTCGACGAGCTGGTAAAGCTCACCCAGGACCTGCACACGCACTTCACCCAGCGACGCCTGACCGATCTGGAATGGGCCAGCTACGAAAGTCCGCAGCTGCTGGTCTGCCCGCTCAAGCGTCATTTGAAAGAGTGTCACCAATTCACCTCGGTTCTGAGACTGCCGTTCACCGCCTTTTGGTCGCCACAATGATTGGTTTGATGGTGCGCACCCAAGACACGACGAAGCGCGTCAGCGACGCCGCGGACAGCGGCACATTTCGCAGCTTCAGCAAGGCCGCGTTCAGCATCAGCTCGGACGCCAAGGCCTCGCTCACCACTGCCGACGGACCCAGCGCACCTGGCCAACCGCCACACACTCACCGCGGTGAGTACTTGCGCAAGGCGGTCCGCTACGCCGCTGACAAAGAAGGCGCTGTCATCGGACCGATCGCCAGTGTTGTCGGCGACTCCGGCGCCGCACACGAGTTCGGCGAAGAGTACCGAGGGCAGGACTACCCAGAGCGACCCTTTATGGCACCGGCGCTGGAGCGCGCCACACCACGACTCGCGGACGATTGGTCCGGTAGTGTCGGTGAATGACCAACCACTAACCTCCACAAGGAGCAACGATCATGGGCGTCAAGAGAATGAACTTTGAGGGGCGGGCGTATGTCGGTACTGCCGGCACGACGGCATCCGGCGAAGTCACCAACAGCCGCGATATCACTTTGCCCATGGGGCAGGAATACGGCGACACGACAGTTCGGGGAAGCTCTGGACCTCCCAAGAAGACATCGCGCGTTACGCAGGTTTCCTGCGACGGGATCGAAGTCACAATGCTGAACGAGGAAGGCGATTCGATCAAGGCAGCGCTACTTGGTGCGGCAGCTGCGGGCACGCCTGTGGCCCTGCGGCTCAAAGACCACGCCGCCGGCAAGGGCTTTGATGGCGATTGTAACGTCTCGGCCAGTCAGCCGTGGCCCCTCAATGGCGAGCAGGTCATCACGTTCAGCTTTATGCCCACCGATGAGTCCGGGCGCATGTGGCAAGGATACGTCTGACACAGGTTGCCACTCATTCCGTTTCACACTTTCCAAACCAATAAGCCATTGAGGCTCAGCAATGCCAACGCTCACTTTCAATCAATCGCTTTCTGGCGCCGGCCTGGAAGTCAGCCGCAACACCTCACGATCGGCTGATGGGCTGATCGCCCACGGTGGTAGCAGCTCGCCGATTACGTTGCCAGTCGGCAAGGCCGGCTCACTCACTACTCGTACCGACGACAACACCGGTGAAGCCACACTTGGCAGCGGCCACGGCATCACCACAGGGATGATTGTCGACGTCTATTTCTCGGGTGGCGTGCGCCACGGCATGACGGTCGGTACAGTGTCAGGGAACGTGGTGCCGCTCGACGGCGGCGCCGGAGCAGTGCTGCCCGCCGAAGATGCCGACATCGTCGTCAGTCCGCAGGTGCCTATTAACGTTTTCATCGACGGCGACAACCTCAAGATTCTCGGCGCGATCGCCAAGAACCCGGCGAACCTTTCGTCGACCGACAAGGCCAAGATCGACTTCCGCGATAGCGGCAACGCGGCCATCGGGAATTGGACGATCGAGCATAACACACCGCGGATCATGGACGTCGAGGGCGGCAACACTAACACGTTGACCGGCAATCCGGTCACCAAACTTTTCTGCTCGAACGGGTCGACTGCGTCGGCGGCCACGCTCGAAATCCTTGGAACTCAGGACACCACGCCGTAACCATGCCAACGTTTCAAGATAATGCGGATCGTGAGTGGCGATTGTCGCTCGACGCTCCGAAGATCAAGGCCGTGCGCGAGTCGGCCGACCCAGAATTCCTCAAGGGCGAGGCGGTCAAGACGTATCAGCGGCTGTCATCGGATCCCGTAACGCTGTGCATGGTCATTGCTGAACTGTGCCGATCAGAGCGCGACAGCCGAAAACTGACCGACGAGCAGTTTTACGAAGGCCTGGCTGGCGACGCACTCGACGGCGCCACGGAGGCCCTGGTCGGGGCTATCAACAGTTTTATCCCGCGGTCGCAGCGAATGCTGGCCGAGGCGACCGCCGAACGCAACAGCCAGATCAGGGAGATGGGCGTCAAGAAGGCTCTCGCTCGGATCAACGATCCGCAGCTGATGGAGAAGGTGGAGGCGGTCTTCGACAGCCGGATGGACGACATCATCAATCAGGCTTTGGGACAGACCCGGTCGATGACTGTTTCCGATACGCAGGATTCGTAGGAGTGTCGCCGGCCGGCCTGACACTCGCCGAGCTATGGCTGATGGCGCTGGGAAAGGCCGAGCTGCTGGGAATGACCAAAGGCAGCCATGTCGAGAGAGTGCCCTACGATCCCGCATTGATGGCCCAATCGTTCGGAGGATAGCGAGTCGTGGCGAAACAGGACATCAAAGCCGGCCGAGCGTATGTCGAGCTGCTGCTGAAGAACAATGCCTTCACCAAGGGTCTGCGATCGTCTAGCAAGATGCTCAAAGACTTCGGCGGCGGTGTGGCCAAGATCGGCGCCGGCATGCTGGCCGCCGGGGCGTCGATCACTGGTGCTCTCGCTGGCGCTCTCTCGCATTTTGCCGAAAGCGGATCTGCACTGGCCGACATGAGCGCGCGGACGGGCATCGCCGGCAGTGCACTCGCCGAGCTCGGTTATGCGGCCGACATGACGGGCGCGAGTCTCGAAGACGTCGAGGCCGGCACCCGCAAGATGCAGAAGAGCCTAGCAGCCGCAGCCGGCGGGGCGAAGTCTTCAAAGCAGATCTTCGCAGGCCTGGGGCTGTCGCTCAAAGAGCTGCAGGGGCTCACTCCCGATCAGCAATTCGACAGGATCGCCGAACGCCTGGCAGCGATCAACGATCCGGCCAAACGCGCGGCGACGACGATGGAGATTTTTGGCAAGTCGGGAACCAAGCTCTTGCCCATGATCGAGAATCTGAAGGAGCTGCGCGAGCAGGCCCGGGCAAAGGGGCTCGTGCCGAGCGATGCGGCGATTGCCGCGGCCGACGAGCTCGGCGACGCCTTCGACGACGTCAAGAAATCCGTTGGGGCGACGGTTTTCGAAATTGGCGGCGCACTGGCCGGCGCTGTGACGGAGGCACTGCAGGTCGTGCTCAGAATTACGAAGGCGGCGCAGGACTGGATCAAGGAGAACCGCAAAACGGTCGTGACGATCGGCGCTGTGGCCTTGGGAGTTGCCGCTGCTGGCGCTGCGCTGGTTGCTCTCGGCACAACGATCGCCGGTGTGGGCGTGGTGCTGGGCGGCCTGGCCACTGGCATTGGCGCCATCGGCACTGTGCTTGGTGCCGTGCTCAGCCCGTTGGGCCTGGTTGTTGCTGCCGTGGCCGGCGGTGTGGTCTATTGGGCCAAATTCACCGAGTCGGGTCGCACTGCCGTGGACACCGTGATCAACGGTTTGCGTCGCTTGCTCGCGATCGCCAAGCAAACCTTCGGCGGCATCGTCGACGCAATTGGAGCCGGAGAATTCCGTCTCGCCGGCGAGATCGCCATTTCGGGATTGAAGGTCGCTTTCCTTAGCGGCGTGGCCGCATTGTCAACAGCCGTCGGCGGCGCGTTTGGTGACATGCTCGGCAACCTTGGCACGCAGATCGCCGGCGGCGACTTTGCCGGCGCCTGGCAAACGGCCGTGAGTGGCATGGGCGCTCTTTGGGATACGTTTTGCGCTGGCGTCATCAGCGCATTCACTCGCGCCGCTAAGGCCGTCATCGACAAATGGTACAGCATGCAGGGGGCCATTACCGATTGGCTGATCGAAGACATTGCTAAGGGCGGTTTTATCGGGACTGCGATCACTGCCGACATGGGAATCTCGTCGCCGGCAGAGTTTGCCAAGGCCGAAAAACTGAAGCGCCAGCAAATCAAGCAACATCAAGGTTCCCTGGCAACTCTCGAAGAAGATCGCGCGCTAGTAGCCGACAGCATGGCATCGGCGAAAACTCCGGACGCTGTAGAAACGGCAGAGGGAATTCTCGCAGATCTGGATCGGCAAATTGCTGACAAACGCCAGGCGATTGCGCACTTGGAGGGTAGACCGAGTGCCCTCGACGAGGCCCAGGCCGGCGCCCGAGCTGGAATCACCGGCACTGCCGACGCGCTAAAGCGCGCAATGGACGACATCGACAAGACCGCTCAAGCTCGCGCTGAGGCGGCAAAAACGAATCTGCAGCGACGCAACGACGGTGGTGCACAGGCTGCCCAGGACGCAGCTGACGCCGAGCAGCGCCGGCTTGACGAGCTGACCAAGAGAGCGAACGACGCGCGCGAGGCCCAGCGATTGCTGGATCAAGCCAATAAGGACAAGCTCGCCGGCGCTGGCGGTGCGCCACAGGCCGTTGCCGCGCGGCAGGAGCTCGTCGGCTCATTCTCGGCCGCGGCACTCCAGGGGATCGGCGGTGGTCCCACCATTCAGCAGCAGCAGCTGAACGAGCTCAAGCGCAACAACACGCTGATGATGGAGAACAACAACCTCGTGCGCGAGGGAGCGAAGTTTGCCTGATGTCCATCGCAATCGACGAAATCCCAGACTCGCGATACTTCACGGAGGATCCGCCTAGCGAAACGCGGCGCTATCGTTCGGTCGGAGAGCAGGATAATCTGGTCGTCCAACTCACCGCCCCGTTCATGATTCCCCAGGCGGTAACCACTTCGGTTGGCATACTCAACAGGCAACCGCTGGAATTGCAGCCGAATGGCTTTGGACTCTACGTCATCACTGCAAACTTTACTCCGCGCAAAAGGGCTGTCGGGGAATTCAGCTTCAGCTTCGATACGACCGGCGCCACGGTCAAGCGGACGACGGCCTTTGCGCACATCGGATCGTATCCGCCTGGTGATCCCGCCAACCCGCATAAGGGAACCATTGGCGTAAAGCGTGACGGTTCGGTGGAGGGCTGCGACGTCGTCATTCCGGCGCTGCGGCTGACCTATACCTTCCGCCATCCCGCGGCCGTCGTAAACGAAAGCTTCGCGCGCACGCTAGCGCGAAACACTGGCCGGACCAATAGCGCCGTCTTCCGAGATTTCGAAATTGGTGAACTGCTCTTTCTGGGAGCGACCGGTGAGGGTGGCAGCGATGCCGTGACGCAGGTGGCTTATCACTTCTTGGCCAGCGAAAACGCCACTGGTATGACGTTCGGAGATATCGCTGACGTTGCAAAGGCGGGACACGAATACTGCTGGATTGAGTTCCAGGAAGAAGTTGCCGGCGGTCGTGGTGCGACGCAGCCGCTTCGCGTGCACGTCGAGCGCGTGTACGGCAGTTGCAATTTTGCCAATGTCTTTGGCTGGAGCTAGCCCATGTCCAACGTGCCGAAAAAGGTCGCGCCTGGACAATCACTAGCCCAGTCGCCATTGCGAAGTGCGCCATTCGTCAACACCGTGGTCGACATGGTGAATGCGTACAGACTGCGCGAGCATGGTGACCCGACCGATGGACCACAAGCAATTCACCTGGAACCTGATGTTATCCGGATTCGTAACTCGAGCTGCACAGATCTGAGTCGCGGCCACGCTCTGCAGCTCGGCAGCTTCTTGCTCGACGAGAAAGATAATCTCAATATCTGGTTCGAAGGGAACCTGGTCGCGCTGACCGTCGATTCGAAGATCGTGATCTTGGCTGAGCCGGTGCCAGAAACAAAGATCGGCCGGGCCGTTGTGAGTGGTGCCTGCGTAGCTTGGGTCTACGTCATGAGCACCACCCACCGATTTGCCACGGCCGTAACGTGCCGCCCTAATCTCAACTCGGCGAACTCGGGGCCCATCGAAATTCTTTCCCCGCTCACAGCGACTGGGCTCCAAGAATGCGTCGTGCTACTCGGACGCGGCTCGGGATCGAGCACCACGACCACGACTTCCCCGCCCAGCACGACAACGCCCATGCCACTCGAGGCCTGCGCAGGCGACGCGAAATGGATCTGGAACGGTGAAGCCTGGGACCTCGACGAGAACAATTGCGCCAAGACCACCACGACGTCGACAACCACCGGCGGACCGACAACTACCACCACCCCGGATCCCAACGCCGCGTGCATCTGCACCACGACCAGCCCGACGTCAACCACGACTTCGCCGCCAACCACGACCACGACGCCTAACCCATGTAAGCCGCTGTACCCAACTTTCTGCGGCGACGAAGTGGGCGACTGCACCTATACGATGTGCACGACCGGCGAACAGGATAAGTCGCAGCTGCCGGCATGCACTTCGACGACAACGCCGGCTCCCTGCATTAGTATTTGTGACCAGATTTGCCAAGATGGGTTTTGGGCTCCATGGGAGGAAGGCGAGAGTTGCGACGGAGATTGCCAGTGTAGCGGTGAAGGGGATTCCTGCGGTGAGCCAGCCGCAACACGGAACATGCCATGCGAGCCCAGCACCTCGACCACCACTACGTGCGATTGCAACACGACGACTCAGGCTCCAGGCTGCGAAGAGGGCTGCGACTGGTTCTATTCAACGTTGACCGGCCTCCTCAAAGTGCGCGATGGGTGCCTTGGCAATTGCGACTGCGAACCGCCGGAGTCGATTGGCGAGTGCACCACCGCACACACGGTGTGCATTCCCAGGATTGAACCACCGCCGCCCGAGTGTGGCGGCAAGTGTGAATTCATTTACGTCGAGCCCCTCGAAATCTGGCATGTGATCGACGACGACTGCACGGACACTGTGCTGGGGTGCTACTGCGAACCGCCTTCGAAGCCGGCCGACGAATGCACGGTCGTTCCGGCCGACTGTGTGCGACCGACCACCACGACCACCACGCCGCCGCCGTGCTGCGTCACGACCACGTCGACGACGTCCACCACCACGACGCCGGATCCGTGCGGCACTGGCTGCAGAATGCGCTGGAACACGAGCAGCGAAGAGTGGGACACCGAAGAAGACAACTGCGAAGGTGACTGCGCATGCGACCAGCCGGCTTTCGACGGACACGATGAGTGTGAAGTGGCTCGGGTCCGCTGCTCACCACCCACCACAGCGCCGCCCACCACCACGACGACGACAACTTCCACCACGACAACCACCACGCCGCCGCCCTGGGTCTGCAACGATCCCACGGGCACTGATTGCTCACCGTTCAATCCGCTATTGCAGTGCATCGAGTATGACCCGTTCGCGCCGGGCCAGACCTGCCAGGGCTACGCCACCGAGGCAGAGTGTCTCGAGGATCCACTCTGCGGCGCCACAACCACGACCACACCAGCCCCATAACGAGACTTTCGATGCGGCCACGACTGACGATCGGCATGGCGACCTATGACGACTTCAAGGGCGTCAAGTGGACCGTACAAAACCTGCGGATCAACCACGCCGACACATTGCGCGACTGCGAATTGTTGATCGTCGACAACAACCCCGGATCAAAAGAGGGCGAAGCTACCCGCATCTTTACGGACAAGCTCACCGATGACTCGGTGTCCGCCGGAGTGCGCTACGTCGCTCACCCGTTCCCAGTTGGTACGACTGCACCACGTGAAGCCGTCTTTCGAGAGGCCCACGGCGATGCCGTGATGTGTATCGATCCGCACGTCATGCCCAGCGCCGGCACAATTCGGCGGTTGCTGGATCATTACGACCAACACCCCGAGGCGGTCGATTTGTTCTGTGGCCCGCTCTTGACCGATCGCCTCGTCGAATGCGAGACGCACTTTACCGACGTGTGGCGAGCTCAAATGTGGGGCGGCTGGGCCCGGGCCTGGCTGTGCTCGTGCCACAGCACTGACTCGCCGGGTAAGCCGCTGATTTTCGAGACGGCCGGTGATCTCAAGGGTCAGGTCTACTATCGGGCCGTGGCGGCCGGGAGCCCGGTGGTGGTGGACTGCCCGCGGTGCGACCAGACGTTGCCGGCAATGGCGTATTCCGGCTCGTTCCAGGAGCTGGTGAAGTTGGGCTATAAGCCCCTGGGGTTGGATCCGTACGACGAGCCCTTCGAAGTGCCCGCGCAGGGCCTCGGCCTGTTCTCGTGCCGCAAGGCAGCCTGGTTGGGCTTCACGCCGCACGCCCGCGGCTTCGGCGGCGAGGAAATGTGTTTGCATATCAAGTACCGCCAAGCCGGGCGCAAGACGATTTGCTTGCCGTGGCTCACCTGGTGGCACGACTTTCGATAGGGGTTCCCGATGTCGACCGTTCCCTACCCACTCACGACGTGGAACAAGGTGCGTAACTACGTGCTTTGGTTCCGCGACCTCAAGATGGATCTTGCTCCGATCCACGCTCACTTTGTCAGCCTGGAGACTGGCGGCCAGCCGCTGCCATTGCACCTCGCGCTTGAGCATGGCGTTGACCCAGCGAAAATTCGTGGCAAGCCACTGGCCGAACTCGAGCGGCTGCACGGCGAGCACAAGCTGCCGGCCGACGAATGGGAGTACCTGATTGCCGATCCCGTCGGGCACATGGACCCGCCGCGCGGCAGAAAGGCGTCCGCCGTCGACCGTGAGCCGTTGAGCGTGGCACGGGCCTACGCCGAAGCCGTCGCCCGGAAACGTGATCTTGATCAGCACATGCCGCGGCTCCGCGAGCTGGCTGCTCAGTGTCCCCACGTGGTGGAAATCACCCGACGCGCTGAATCGTCGATTGCCTTGCTGGCTGGGATCCCGCAATCCATGACGACGTTCGTGTTCGGAACCGACGCCGATAACCCGATCTACAAGACCCAGGAGACGACGCAGGGCACGAAGTGGGGCATCCTGCCGATGAGTGATTTCCTGGCTCCGCCGATTCAACTCGATTATGACCTGCTGTTCTTCAAGTGCCCGCACAATTATCACGACTTGGCGGCGGACTTAGCGAGGTGGGCGCCGCGCATTCGCCGTTGGATCGTGCTCCACGACACGCACAACCACGGCGCGAAATGGGAAGACGGCGGCCCTGGTCTCGCGAGCGGTATGCAGGCTTTCTTGGAGCAGCAGCCGGAATGGTTTGTGCAATCGCACTCCGTAGAGCAATGGGGCCTCACTGTGCTGGGGCGAATCCCGAGCGATCGCCCGAAGAACCGCGTGCACGCCTGGCCGCCGGGTTATGGTCCTGGGACCGAGATGATTCCGCTCGTGCACGAACTGACGGGCATCGAGCCAAAGCCGACGTGCACGTGCAAGGACCTTGCGCTGCAGATGGACCTGTGGGGTGTGGACGGTTCCCGTGAGCGTCGAGAGATGATCGCGAAGAAGATCCGCGACAACGCGGCGAAATGGGGTTGGGGCAAATTGAGCGAAGAGCAAGTCGCCGCCGGCGAAGAGGCAGAGCGCATGTCGCTGCTGCAGAAGGCCAGCATCATGGCCAAGGCGGTAACCAGTGGCCTCGCCTTCCGCCTGAATCCCCTCGACCAGTTCGGCTCGTTGGTCGATGAAGCGATCCGCCGCGCCGAAGCGAAGGAAGCGAAAGTTGAATAGCTATCCGCGCGTGGCCTGCCTCTGCCCGACATACGGCCGTCCGAAACTCTTGGCGAACCTGCTGGCCCAATTCCTCGCGCAGGACTACCCCGCCGATCGGATGCTGCTCGTCATGCTCGAAGATGCTGGCTTGATCGATAGTCAGCGTGGCGAAAACTGGATCCTCGAGGGCACGCCACAACGATGCCCATCAATGCCAGCGAAGTACGATCGGCTCGTCGAGTTGGCGTGCGCAGCTGGCGAACGGCCGGACATCCTGGTGGTGATGGACGACGATGATGTCTATCTGCCCTGGCACGTGAGCCAGCATGTGGCAGCCCTGGCCAATGGCGGCAAGTGGAGTCACCCGCGGCACGTGTGGAGCGACTACACGGGCAAGATCTTGCGCGAGGACGCGAGCGGCAGATTTCACGCCTGCGCGGCCTACACGCTGAAGCTTTACCAGCGGCTGGGCGGCTGGCAAGCGATCATGCCACCTGGCCAACCAAACCGGATCGACTTCGATCAGATGATGCTGGGCGCCGCTCTGCGAGCTGCCGGAGAACCACGGCGGCCGGATCAACACTTTCCGCCAAGCTTCGTCTTTCGCTGGGCAACAACCGGCGCGACGCATGCTCAAGTGCTCGGCAAGTCACCCGCGGATCAATCGTGGTATGACCGTGTGCAGCCCACGACGAGCGATCGATTCGGTGAGCTTGCGCCGGCGATGGACCAGGTAACCGAGTCCTACTACCGGTGGGCACGGTTGGAAATGCGGCTTTGAAACGAGACGGGGCGGCCGAGTGCTGGTACACCGCGGCCGCCCCTAAACACGACGACTGATCAGAGCAGCCGCCAAGTCTAGGCAACCCTAGTTTTTTTGGCGACATGCAACACCGAAGTAGACACTCATCGCCGCGATCGGCCGCTGGCGATCGCCGGCAGAATCCCAACAACTGGTCCGACCGCTCCAACACCACTCGGCCAGGCGATCTATGGTTACTGGGCCGGCATCGTCTCCTGTGCGGCGATGCGACCAACCCGGAAGTCGTCGATCGACTCTTGGCCGGCTGCCGGCCGCTGATCATGGTCACCGATCCGCCGTACGGCGTGTCGTATGATCCGACGTGGCGCCATCGCGCCGGCATCAACAAGACGAAGCGGACCGGCAAAATTGCAAACGATCACCAGGTGGATTGGACGCCGGCGTGGCGGCTATTCCCCGGGGACGTGGCCTACGTGTGGCACGCAGGCCTGCACACGGCGATCGTGCAGCGGTCTCTCGAGCTGGCCGGCTTTCGATTACGCGCCCAAATCGTGTGGAGCAAGCCGCGGTTTGTCATCTCGCGCGGCCACTATCACTGGCAACACGAGCCGGCACTCTATGTGGTGAGAAAGGGCGCCACGGCAACCTGGCGTGGCGACCGCAAACAACGGACGGTGTGGCAAATCGACAGCAAGGGCGAGGACAAGACCCACCACGGAACGCAGAAGCCAATCGAGTGCATGGCCCGGCCGCTCCGGAACCACGGCGACGCCGGCGACGACGTGTATGACCCGTTCGTCGGATCGGGGACCACGATCCTGGCCGCCGAGCAGCTCGGCCGGCGGTGCTTGGCCATGGAGCTCAGCCCCAAATACTGCGACCTGGCCGTCGCGCGATGGGAGCACGCCACAGGGGCCCGAGCGACGCGGATCGCGGAGTCACGAGCCTGAAGCGACGCATTGCCGCCGAATCAAATTGCAGGCCTCCCAGGGCCCGCCACGAGCCCGTTCAACCCACCTCCGCACCAGTCGCATCCCACACGTGACCTACCCCCCTTATTACCATCGGTCTTCGGAACCGAGGGTTGCAGGTTCGAATCCTGCCGGGCGTACTAAGCCCTGAACCGTTCAGGGCGAAAACATGTTTTTAGCATCGGTCCTCTGGACCGATGCTCAGAACTTGGGAGAGATAAGTTCGGCCTGGCAAGTTTCCCTGGTTCATCGCCGCTTGGGGGAAATCACGCTCAGCGCCTTATGAAGTCCTCCCCGGGCTGATTACCCGGGGAGGCATTTTTACAGCGTGTGGAAAGTTGTGCGGTGGGCCTCCGGTCGACACAGACCGATGCTCAGAACTTAGGAGAAATAAGTTCGGCCTGGCAAAGTTTCCCTGGTTTCTTGCCGCTTGGGGGAAGCGGAGCCCAGCGCCCTATGAAGCCCTCCCCGGGCTGACTACCCGGGGAGGCACAAACTTCGTGAAGCGAAAGAGCCCTGTCGAGCAAGTCACGGTTAAGGAGAACTGTCGATGTCCGCCGATTCGCCAACACCTCCCCGCAACGAGACCGAGGAATATCTGCTAACGACCGCTGCCGGCGCAGTTGAGTACATCCGAGCCGAGGTCGATGAAGCGGCAGAGGAGAATCGGCAGCCCGACTTCAGGCAGGGTGCCGTCGCGGACGCACTGCGATTTGCTCATGACGCTCTGACCAAAATTCAGCTGCTGAATTGCCGACCTCCGGTCCAGGTCGAATTAACCCCCAAAACGACTGCCTGGTCGGGAACGCGGTTCCTGAAGGAGGACGGCGAGCGATCGGCTTTCCTGGCTGAGTTCTACCACCGTGTCGTTAACATGGTCACCCACTATGACAAGGGATACTCGCAGGCCTCAGACTATCCACTTCTGTGTTCGCTGATTTCAAAGTTGAGCGACATTCAGCCCGCAACGGTTGAGCTTCTGCTTGGCATCCGCCAAGTCTTCGTCTCCAAAATCGCTCTCGAAATTTTGACGCTCGCATTGCGCTATGCGTCCCTTGAGTTTCAAAACGTGGCGCGGCGCGTGGGCATTGATGAACACACTCACGATGGAATGACCGGCGACAAGTATCGGCTGGCTGATGCGCTGAAGGAAGCTTATCGGTGTGAACTGCGAAGCCGCGCGGGTGATGAGCGCTGGACATCCCGTCACATCGATCTCAACTACGTCATTCAAGACGCCCTTGGTATTGATGCGTGCGTAGGTCTGGTTCTCGAATCGATCGTCGACGACTTTGATGCACTGCTCCATCGCCGCGAGAGCAGTCGATATGCGAACGACGAGATCGAAACTCTCTTGCTTGAATACCAATGGATGCTCAGGTCGCACGGTCCGCATGCTCCATGGTTGATCGAAGAGGAGCCCTACGACGAGTTTGCAAGCTTTAGTTGACATCGCCGAACCTAACCGTTGCTGCAGAAGTCCGGAGGTCGACCAAATGCCGCACCGTGATCACGGAGACTTGGAACGGGATGCGCTCGCGCGAGCGGCCCAACAGCTCGAAGATTTGCGGCTTGCTGGGGACGATTTTCGAGTTACCCTGCGGACACTCATAGATTACGTCGGGTCGGACGTCAGCCGTCGAAGTGAGATACTTCGGGTGCTCGATGCCCTGGCAAGCGCGTTCGATCAATATGACGACCAAGTGGCAGTCGTGTTCGCATCCGCGAGCGACTACCAGCTCGCACGCCGATCCCGATAGTTACTAGGAAACACAAATTGGACTGTGAACCCCTGCCCGGGATGACTCTCCCGGGGAGGCGTTTGCCATCTTTGGCATGGAGCCGCGCAAATGGCTGACAAACCCAGTGTGCCTACCCAGCGTCCTGCCCCGCCGCCGCGACCCGACGAACGGCGCAACGACGATCCGAGTCGGAAAGATCCGCGACGTTAACCGCGCGAGCCCAGCGCGAGAACCATCGGGAAGAAGCACACGACACCGGTGATGATCAGGACCGTCGCCGTCCAGAGCTGTTGCGCCGTCCACTCCTGCAGAACTTTCGCGCCCGCATCGGAGCAATGCAGGGATGCCGCCAACCAGGCCTGGGGATCCTGCATGCCCACGGTCCGCTCGAGCACCTGGCGGATATTCGCTGAAGCCGGGCGAATAAGCGATCGTCGCGCGAAGAGTGTAACAACCATCGCCCCCAAAAAGCAAAGCAGCGAAGCGCCCGCCAACGACACGGGCAGATGAAACGCTGCGACGGCTGCAGTCAACATTGTTGAGAGTGTGCCGGCGAGCGTTTGCACGCCGGCTACCTTGGCATCGAGCGACGCGACGGCCGCGTTCGACTCCGCAATCTTCAGTCGCGCGTGTTCCAGCGCAAATGCACCGCACGCGTTCTCGGGAGTAACGTACTGATCGAGCCACGCTTCTTCCTCGCGGTAGCTCGGGTCGTCGCGAAAATAGGGTTCCTTCCAGAAACACCACTGCTTCAAGTTCATCGTTAAATCTCGCAATTGTTTGAAGATCCGCTGTCGAATAATACGCGCGGCCGCTTTGCATCTCCAACGTCTCGCTTGACAAATTCGAGCCGGCGCGGCAAACTCCCGCACAGTTCGACTGCTTGGGCCTAATCAACCCGAGCTTGCGAACTACAAGCGGCGATGATCTCCGAACACTGGCGCCGGGCTAGCTACCCAGCGCCGTCTAGGCCCACCTCGATGCTAGGGCCCGTGTCTCGGTCATCCTCGCCAAACGCGTGAGTTTGACCGTTACGGCCGTCTTTTTTGCCGCTTGTGGGCGGCTTGCGGCCTTTGACATCCGAGGTTGGGCCGCCCCCGCGGGTCGACGACGCCAGTTTCCATGCGCCGTCGGGACACGAGCCCGGCCGTTGCCGGTGACATCCCGTTGTCACTGGTGACGGCCGGGACCCGCGCGTGGCTGCCTGGGAATTACACTCCCATGTATAGCCATTTCGTCGCTGCGCCGTGGGCAGGAATCCGGCGCATCCTTGCGAATTTCATTGAGCGCGTGCTGCTCGGATGGATTCTTTCAGGACTGGCGGTGCGCGCTAAAGCAACTGGGAGTTACATCCATGCAAAGCTTCGGGCAGAACGCTGGTGGACCGTCTTCGGGTATGACGCTTGCGCAGTTCTTTGTGCGGTATTACATGCCCGTGGAGCTCGGACAAACAACGAAAACGTCTCACTTCTGCGCAACATCGATCGTCCGCTGGATCAAGCTGACGGGCAATCCGCTCGCGTCAGAAGTCAACGAAGAGACATTCACGCTCTTTCGGACGAAACTTCGTTCGCACCAGGTGGTGTGGCGCCACGCGCCGAGCAAAGTTCGCAGGCTCAGCAAGTTCAAGATTCACGCTCACGTACACTTCATGCGATCGCTGCTGAAGCGGCTGCACGAGTTGCTGGCCGAACCGCCAGCCTCCTCCTAACGTCGCGTTGTCGCTTCTTCACTGCGCTGTGGGATGCAGGATTCCGGCGCAGCTCTCTGCCAATCAACGAGCGCGAACCGCTCGGATGGATTCTTTCAGGACCGGCGGTGCGCGCCCATGCATCTTGGAGTCGCATCAGTGGAAGCAATCAAACAAGTCCCCGGCACGATCAAGATCTGGACGCCCAGCGACGACGAGGAACCGGCCGACACGCGCCGCGTCCCGTTATCGCCCAACATGACACTGCAGGAGTTTTTCGAGGTCTGGTTTGTGCCGATCGTGTTGGCCGGTCGCAACCGCGACGACGATACGCTGGTGAGTTATCGCGAGAGCATTGCGTGGTGGGTCAAGTTCACCCACGATCCGCCGCTCTGTCAGATCGACGAATACACGATCGCCACATTCCAGGGCGAGTTGCCCAAGGCAACGTACAAACGCGGCGCCACGGGCCCGGACCGGTTGCTGGCGAAGTACACGGTGTGCAAACATCTCAAGCAAATTCGCGCCGTGCTTTATCGCACCGGACCAACAACCGATCCGAAGCGGGAGGCGAAGGAGCTTCTGTCGAAGGCGCCGTGTATCTCCGTGGCGATGCCCAAGCGTTCCAAGCCCAAGCCAGTGTTCGACCTGGCCGATGCGCCGGCGATGCTGGCCGCCGCCGCTCACGAGCGCATGCGGCTTCCCAAGATTCGCGGCTTGAAGTACTCGCCCATGAAGTTCTGGCGTGGGCTCGTGCTTACGTTGTTCTACACCGGCCTGCGAATCGGCACAGTCAAGCAGCTCGAGTTCAGCATGATCCAGCGCAGGCGCGACGGCTATTGGCTCGAGGTCCCGGGCGAAATCGTCGACAAGACGGAAAAACCGCTCGAGAAGTTTTTGCACCCCTGCGCGGTCGACGCCATCGACGCGCTGCGCACCGATCGCCAATTGATCTTTCCCTGGCCGCACAACGCGCGGCACTTGGCAACCTGTCACGATCGCCTGCAGGAGATCGCCGGCATGACGGGCAAACGGCTCAGCCCGCATGCCTGGCGCCGAACGCACGGTCGCGAAATGGGAAAGCTCGGCGCGTTTCACGGCCTGAAGGTCGCCCAGCGCACGCTGGACCACGAAGACGACCGCACGACGAGCTCGTTCTATTGCGATTTGGAAGCCGAGCTCATTGCCAAATTGCCGTATCTCGCACCCAAACGCGTGGAGAAGCAAACGCTGCTTTTTTGAGGTTGCTTGGCCGAGGCTGGTCACCCGGCCAACCGTGGCGTTGGATTTCGAGTCGACGTCTGCGCGGATGGTCCGCGCTGGCGCGACTCTTGGCCGTGGAGAATTGCCTATCGATCGATACCGCGGAAGGTACCACTCACGTCGGGGCCCTGGCCCGAATCGCTGTAGCTGACCCTGCAGCACTCGACGTCGGGGCCCCGATTGTTTTTTACACCAACGCAACTCAGGAACTCAACCGTGCTCACTATCACCATCAACGAGACCGAGCGGACGCTAGTGAACGCGGCGCTGCGCCAATTCAGAGAGCATTGTTGGCAACAGGCCGGACAGGCCGGGGCAGCTGGTGACCTTAACCTGCAGGCCTCTTGGAATGACCGGGCGGACGATTGTATGCGGTTCGTCTTCGATCACACCTCAGAACCAGCGGGGATTCAACATGTCACGGACCATCACTGAAGAAGATCTTGAAAAACTCACCGAGGCCATGAACTTGATCGAGCACGGCGCCCAGGCCTCGCTGCGAGAAGCAGGCGCAATGCTGTATGACGTTCCGCTCTCCGAAGCGGAACTGAAGAAGATCTGGGAACTGCACGACCGGGTCAAAAAGCACTGGTACGTGCTCGCGGCCAGGCGGGATGGCATGCGGGCACAGCTCAAGAAGCAACAGCCTGTGGGTGCGAAATGATTCGGGATTTGTTGCTGCTATCCGCCCACTCGATGCACACGGTGCTGATCTGGGGCTGCATCCTTTTCTGGCGCGATTGTGAGCGCTGGCTTTGCGCCCACGTCGCCAATCAACACGAGCTCTGGTCCGCCTTGGGCTGCTGGGGCTTACCGCTTATTTGGGTCGCGGCGATCGTCGCCGTGAACGAGTTACAACTGCGTCGCTGGTTCTAACCTTACCAAACCTTACCAATCTTTATGAGGGCAGATCGATGGAGACCTACTTTGCAACTCGCGTTGATGCCGCGAACGCTGGAATCGTGGCCATGGAAAACAACTTGAAGCTCGCCGACGGCTACGTGGCCTATGAGCCAGCCGAGCTGCGGGCGCTCGACGCGCTGGAGGCCATTGGACTTTGGATCCGGAGCGAAGGCCTGGACGTCGATCGCCTGTTCGAGCGAGCGACCCATTTGCGAGCTCGCCGGCTCGAGCACCTGTTGCCACGGCCCCGGGCCGTCGTCACGGTCGAACTGTCGGCGTCGACGGAGCGGTGGCTGAACGCACTCGCGCAAGCCAATGGCGTGACTGCGGATTTCGTCATGGCGGCGGTCGCACGATCGTTAGCAGACCACGCCGGTCGACACGCAGCGCTTCCCAGTGCCGGCGCGGCGAGCTCGTTATGTTTCTACCTCGACTTTGTCTCAAAGCTCACGCCTGAATCAATTCTTGAACTAAACGAGGTGGACAAGGACGAGATTCACACCTCCGTATCCCAACGGGAGGTCGCCGCTCATGTCTAGCTATCGCACCATGCGCCTATCGCATGATGACCTCTGGCAGATCAGATTGGCCATGAGGGATCGCGCCCGTAGCGAAGTCGAAAAGGCCGCAACGGCCAAAGCAGCGGCTCTCTATTCGGTCGGCCTATTGCCCGACGCCCTTCGACAGCTGAACGAGTGTTCGGCAGCGCGATTCATGGCAAGCGCAAACCAGGCGGCATCGCTTTACGATCGAGTTATTCACAAGCTTCGTTTACCCAAGCGAAAGGCGGTGCGCCATGCCTGACCAGCCGCAACGTATTGTGATCATCGTCGACGACGGCGACGTCCAGGAAATCATCTGCGAAGGTGCGCCCGGCGAGCCGTTCCCCTCGTTTCTCATTTTGGGCGGCACTGGCATGGCCGATTGCGCTGTCTTGCACGATCCGCTGTTTGTCGCCGATGCGTTCGCTCGCTGCGAGCCCAGCGACGTCGCCGGCATGACGTCCGAGCTGATCATCCCAGGACGCTGCACACGCTGCGGCTGCACGGAAGAGCGGGCCTGCCAAGGCGGTTGCTATTGGGTGGATCCGGACCGCACGCTCTGCAGTCGCTGCGCTGGCGATACCTACGGCCCGCAGAGCGTCGAGCAAATGCAGCCGGTGCTCGACCAGGCCCGAAAGGAAATGCTCGTCGCGATCGCCGCAAATCAACGCATTCGTTTCGAGCTGGGACCGCATGAGGCGATGACCATTCTCGGGCATTTGCAACTCGCAGCGAGGCATCCGAAGAGCGTCGGGCCCGCAACACGGCTAGTCCGTGAAATTGCGAGCACACTTCAAGAGGAGATTGGCGCCATTGGTCCCGCGCTCAAGCAACTCGCCGCCGCCGGGTGGGATACCGCGTTCGATGGAATCGACGTGATGTTTTCGGAGGAGGATCCGACGTGACACCGCTGATTCGTCATCACCTGAACCGAGCGGCCGAGACCGCCGCCGAGACGTACGGTTCTCTGCTCGCCGCCAAGCAACACGCCGAGCGCCTCAGCGACTACACCGCCGCCGGCGAGCTCGAGAGCCTGGCCGCGATCGCGTTGGACTTGCACGCGGCGATCGGCGAGCAGCTCGACCCAACGGCCGTCGATGGCACGAATCCCAACCCTTCAAAATAGAAAAACGGCAGGATGTCGCACAACAACCGTTTCATTTTCGAGCCTCTGACTGCTAGCGAGGAACGCCGGTTGGCAGAGATTTACATCAACGTGATTCTTCCGTGGCCAATCGCGTCGGAGCAGGCCAAGTGTGCGTGGTATGTCCTAATACGTGGCATCAACCCACAGCGCGAGATTCAAGTGAAAGCGTCAACAGTCGCCGCCATTATTGGCGCCGCTGATTCGGCAAGTGGACGCCGCACGCTCATATCGCTAACGGACTCCCGATTGGCCACACTTATCGATCGCGACAAGAAGTTGGGCAACTGGCACATGACGATGGTTGATCCTCTCGTCGACGCGATCGCACAGTGCAAGTTGGGCGATCCGCAATTCATGCTTGCGTTCAAGCTGGACGACCTCGAGCGACTGTTAGTCCCCGATCGGGCGCCGCCAGTACCAGACACGCCTCTAACGTTGCCGATCCGGTCGGCTCCGATTCCGCAACCGGCGCAGCCACGTACATTTGGCCCTGGAATGGTACCAGCGCGGCAAGCCAGCGGTCCGCAGCGCGTGCCTGTCAATCGCCTCGGCGGACACGCCGGCACAACCGCCGACGCTTCCCTCGGTTCGCAGATGCAGAAGCTCGTCGACGGTTGGTGCTCTGACGCGAGCCTTGCGCGACGGACGCAGGAGCTGACCGATTGGATCATGCACAAGATCAACGACCCCAACACTCAGCCTCAGAACATCATGCTTCTCGCCGAAGCGGTTGTTGAGGGGCGAGTCAAACGTTCCGAGTTTCTCCAAGTCTTGTACGACGCGGATCGCACCACGATCCACACCAGCCGCGGAGCCTACATCATGAAGGGCTTCCTCCGCGTGCTCCAACAATCCGGCGTAGAACGCTGGACCAAGCGTAAACCAACCATGGGGCGGTAACGCCCACCAAACCAACCATCGCGGCGGCAGCGACGCGTAGCTGTCCACCACGGGCATCGACTGGGCCTAGGTCATGCACCGTATACCCGCGATGGCCAGGCCGCGGGGCATAGCCCTCGGCGGATGTGCAAGCGCATCCGCCGAGGCTTTGCTTCCGTCTTTACCATTACCATCTAGAAGAGCGCAGCGCACCAATAACCATCTACCATCTCTAGATGGTGGGCGCGCGCTAGATTAGGACCTGCGGCGCATCCGCCGCCGACACAACCGCCGAAAGGAGGCACCATGCGAACCATCAACGAAGTCGTCGCCGCCGTACAGAACGGTGAGCGTTGCACGATCGAAGAATTGCTGGCAACACTGCTGGCGCTCAACTCTCTGCACACGCGGGCCAGGTGGGCGCTGCAAGAGCTCGCCAATGCTGTGCTCAGCAACGGGCCGCGCGCCGAGCTGAAAGTCAAATTCGAGCTCGATGAGCTCAAGAAGACTCGCGAGACGTGCGACCGGCCCGCCACGGCTCTGATCTGCAATAAAGCCGCCACCGTCATGCAATCGCTCAATCCCAAGGAGATGGCGTGATGCGCACGATCAACGAAGTGATCATCGCGGTCCAAGAGCAGCAGCCCTGCACCGATGACGAGCTGCGCCTGACGCTGCTGGCCGTGAGTGCGATGCACCAACGTGCCGAACGTTACCTGTATGATTTGGCCGAAGTGATCCTCGCCGACGAACTGCGCCGAGCCAGGTTCAAGGCCGCATTCCAGATCGGTGAGAAAGAGCGCACCTTCCAGGCCCGCAAGACGCCGGCGGACAAGTATCTCGGACCGGAGCACACGCCAGGCACGCCGGAGAACAAGCGTCTGGTGCAAATGGGAAAGAACCTGCTGAAGAAGGCAACGGGCCTCGATCTGGATGTACCGCCAACCCATGAGGTGTCGTGATGGCAACAACGTCGATCGAGTGGACTGCAACGCTGCTCCCAGATGGCACGCTCCAGCGCGGTTACACGTTCAACCCGTGGATCGGTTGCACGCACGTGCACACTGGCTGCAAAAACTGCTACGCCGAAGCGGACTTCGACAAGCGAAAACACGTTGCCGTCTGGGGACCGCAGGGCACGCGAGTGGTGACCGGCGAAGAAAACTGGCGTAAGCCCGTCGTTTGGAATCGCCAGGCCGCGGCCGCGGGGATCCGCCGACGCGTGTTCTGCGCCAGCCTAGCTGACGTGTTCGAGGAACGTCCTGGCCAACTCCAACACTTTTCGGGCGTCCCCATGTGGCGGATGAATCAACCGAACGGCCATGAGTATTGGTGGGGGGCAGGCCATGTGCTCGACAACCCGGGCAGTGGGCGACCTCTGACGTTGAACGACGTCCGAGACCGCCTATTCGCGTTGATCCGTGCAACGCCGTACCTAGATTGGCTGATCGTCACGAAGCGACCGGAAAACATTCGGCCAATGATGGTTCCGTATTGCCTCGAGAACGTGCAGGGCCATGTGAGGCAGAATGAGGGCGACGGCAAGCGGATCGTTCCAAGGCGCAACGTATGGTTGCTCACGTCGATCAGCGACCAGGCCACGGCCGACACGATGATTCCCAATTTGCTGAAGTGCCGCGACCTGGTGCCAGTGCTCGGCTTATCATGCGAGCCACTTTTGGGACCGATCAAGCTCGATCTGCTCCGACTCGACGTTGGCAATCCGGCCGAATGTGTTTGTGGGCACGGCCATGGTTTCACACGCTGCCCGAACTACGGGCACATTGCCACCAACTGCCATTACAAAGGGTGTAAATGTCCTGGCTTTCGACGCCTTCCCGGTTCATGGAGTGGACTTGATTGGGTGATCGCCGGCGGAGAGAGTGGCCACGGCGCACGGCCGATGCACCCCGACTGGGCTCGCTCACTGCGCGACCAATGCCAAGCCGCCGCAGTGCCGTTCTTCTTCAAACAGTGGGGCGAGTGGTTGCCGGCGCTTCAGGATGGCGCTGATCGCCAGGAACTGAACTGCAGCGACTCTCCGATCAGAGTCGGCAAGTGGGCCGCGGGCAGGCTGCTTGACGGCCGTGAGTGGAACGAGTTTCCACGCGTGGAGGCGTCCGCATGACGCACACCTGGCCGAAACTCAGCGAGACGCTCCCACATCGCACGCCTGGTGAGTGCCAGCAATGCACGTCGACGAAGCAATTGACTTACTGGCGCGAGTGCGATGAAACCGATCAGGAAACGCCGGCAACGATCGTGCTTTGTAAGCGTTGCGCCGATCGCATCATCGAGCCACACCCGCGGCTGTACATCGAGCAATCGTCAATCATGCCCCTGCCTGGGGCGATGGTGGTTTGTGCGACGTGCCGAGCTCGCAGCGAGATGACATGCAAGTCGCCGCTGGCCACGTTCAACGGCGGACCAGGCCTTGAGTATGAGCCCAAGGGCGGCATGGTGCACTTGTGCCGATCGCCCCGACGGCTCAGCGGTTGGGTCTACTCGGCGCCCGGCCCGGTTTATCAGTGCAGCGGAAAGGACGCCGCCAACGCGGAGCCTCAATGATGCGGTTCGATCGAGTCTATCGCTGGCGCAAGTATTATCCCGCGCTTATGGGCCGACGCTGCCGCATCCTCGCGCGGGGCCGGATGAATTCGGCGCTGGTCGAATTCGCAGACGGATCCAAGCACGTCGTGAGCCGCTTCGCTATCAGAAAGGTGCGCGCATGAAGTTTCACGAGGTGAAACCCGAGACCTGGCCCGACAATTGGAATCTTTATCTGTGGGAGTCGGAGAACGGACGTTGGCAGGTCCGCGTCGACCGCGTGCTGTACGGCGCTCGTGTCCACGTGGGCCTAGCCGCCGGCTTGACTTTCATCACCGACTACTGCGCGGGCAACAACCCAGCGTGGATCCTCGCGCTCTTCCACGTCGTCAGATTGATCGTCCAACAATATCCCGAGTCGATCGACTTCTACGAGCTCGAGGGAATCGGTTGGCCGTTGCAGCGATGCAAACCAATGTTCAACGATCCGGACTGTTGGCGGCAATTGTGCGCGATGGTCCACGTGATGACGGACGACGATCGCAGGTTTTTTGAGTGACCGTTCGAAACCTCTAACCGAAGGAGTCTTTATGCCTGCCATGAGAATCAATCTCGATGGGGACCAGTGTTGGCCCGACCTGGCCGGAAAAGTCGGCACGGACCAAGTCATTCACTTGGGCAACGATGCGCCGCCGATCGCCCTGGCCGTGCTGCCCGGTGGGATGGAGTCAGGAGCACCGTCAGTCATGTTTCGTATTGATCTGCCCGACGGCCGTGTCCTGCTCGCTGAAACCAGCATGGCTTTGTACCTGACCGCGGCCGATGCCATGCGAGCCCGATACGGAGACCCGCGCCAATGACGTCGCCTAGGCCCGAGTGGAAAAACACAACGAGTTACTCGCAGGGCGAAACAGACCGTACACCCCGGATATGGTCGATCGAGCTCGGACCGGCGGAATTGATCGTACACCGCCACGCGCACTACGAGCCGGACAAATGGCTTTGGTCGGCAAGAGGGATGCTCTTTGTCGACTGCCGATTGCTCAAGGCAAAAGAGCCCGACGACGCCAAGCACGAAGCGATTCTCGAGCTCTACACAATGCTGGGCGTGCTTTCGTCAGCCCTTCGAGTATTTATGGTGAACAACTAATGAACACGATACATCTGGGCTTCGAAGTCGGCAGCGGCAAGCCCATCGAGATCCCGATGAAACACATGGCCGTCACTGGCCAGACGCAGGAATCGGGCAAGACAACCACGTGGCTTTTAGTGAACGTAAAGGGCGCGAGAGAACTTTTACTGCCGTTGACCTAGTCAAATCACGCTAGCTCAGATGACCGACCAAGAACAAAAGGTGATCGCCGACCGTCGTGCTGCTGTTGCACATATGCGCGAGCAGTTGGAGGAGCTGCGCTTCTACTTCCGGTGCAATCACGCGTCCGAGCGGCCGAAGCTGCAGATGCCGATAAGCGACATGACTTTTGGTGCGTTGCCCGGCCGGAAGATTGCAGCCGGCATGGCGCATCGGATCTTGTCCAATGGATTTGAGGCGACCATCGAGCAACTAGAGGCCGCAATCGAAGTGACGGAGGCTGGAACCGAGATCATCGCGAACGGTGAGTTGAATCGGTCAATGCCTTAGGCAATTGGCTCGAGCGTGAGCACGACACGCTGGCCGAGCGCTTCGGCGTAGCGTTCGATGGTATCGACGGTGGGGTTGGTGCCACGAATGTTCTCGAGCTTGGAAATGGTCTCGCGCGACATTCCGGTCCGAGCCTGCATGTCCGACAAGCTGAGCCCCTGGGCCTGGCGGACCGCTCGCAACGCGCGAAACACATCTCGCAACTTGGCCAACGACTCCTCGCGCCGGCGTTTGAGCTCGCGGCCGCGCGCGATGATTTCGGGTTTCTCCGCTTCGATTTGCTCCCGCAATTGGCGCAGCTCTTCCTCATGCTCGGGAGTTGATTTCACATAGATACGACGGCCTTTTTCTTTTTTGTTCATGGGTCAATCCTCATCCACTTCGAAAGCGGTTACTGGTTCCACTGTTGCATCATCAAGGAGCTTATAGACGCAAGCTAATCTTCGGCCGTCATCAGACGGACCGAACGCGATGGGCAGGCCACTGGAGCGGCTGACATCTTCGTCTTCTGGGTTTTCCACGATCGCCTCGAATTCCGCTGGAGTGACGCCGTGTTCGGCCAAATGCTCGATCGTCTCGTCACTCCAGATGAAAAAGTAGAACGGCATGGCTGAGCTCCCTTGTGTTGAAGTATATCCTAACACTATTAGGATAAATGTCAACACCCCCCTGCAAAGAACGGGGCTGACCGTGGAATAGACGCTTGAACAGCGTCGCGTCGTCGCTTAGGATGAATCCGTTCGGACAATTCGACACGTTTGGCCGCCACGATGGCCAAGCGGGTATCTCTCATACAGAGCCCGCAGCGACCCGGAAGGGACGTTGCGGGCTTTTTTGCGATAGGTATGAGTTTGCACGTCGGAAGCTAGGTGCCGAGCTCAGAACTTAGGGTCATTTGGATGGGCAGATCGACGACGGACGGGCCAACGGTCATTTTCCAAGAGACCGGTTTTCGAGTTGTCAGGCCGAGGCCTGATCACAAGAAGCCGGACCAGCAAGTGATCTTTGAGCACCAGCTGGGTTTCGATGCGATGTTGTGTCCCATCTGGTTGCCGCTGCAGCCCTTCTTGGGCTTGATATGGCTTGCCAGGCTCTTGGGCCCGGAACGCTCCTTATCCGACTTACTCGAGCGCGAGGGCATCAAGGTCGCGCCTGGCACGTGGTAGTATTTGTTGATCGGCCAGGTACCGGCCAGGGGAGGCAGATGAATGAACGCTACGCAGACGATCACAATTCGCGAAGCGCGCAATGTGAAAGGGCTCGAGTTGTGCGTACAGCGCCTCACAGAAATGTTCGCCGCTGCTGAAAGGGGGCAGCTGAACGTGCGTTGTCCGCTGGTGCCCGTCTTCTCTAAGGGCATCTTTCAGGCCGCCGAGGTCGAAGAGCAAAAAAAGGATCGCATCGAACTTCATGAACAAAAAACGCCCGAACCTGTGCGGCGACTCGGTCGTCGTTAAACCGGAAGTGATCGCCCGTCTCCGGCACCTGCACAATGGAATTAAAACCACAAACGAGTCAGCACATCTTCTTGGGCGGACCGCTGCACGGTCTGTTGCGCCCGGTGGAACATCCAGGGAAGCCGGTGATCTGCAGGGGGCGCGACGACCGCCGAGCTGAGATCCCGCCTCGGGCGCTACGGCCATGCCTCGAGCTCGAGGAAATCAAGGCGCTCACCGGCCGAACCTGGCATCGCGTGCCAGGGGTGGGCGTGCTCGAAGACTACGAGCGCGAAGAGCTCACGCGCAAAGTCTACCAACCGCAGATGATCGAGTATCGCCGCGGTCGCGTGGAGATGATGTACGTGCTCACAGGCTACCAGCTGGAGACCTTCGAAGTCCTGCTCCTGATCCGTGAGCACCGCCCAGAGTTGCTGTGTGACCTGACGTAGGACCAGGCGGCATTGAATCGATTGCCGCGGGTGCTATGATTCGAAGTGTTGGCCATCAGGCCGAGGGTGTGAAAAACTTGATCGTTTGGCCGCCGCAATGGCCAAGCGGGTATCTCTCATCAAGAGCCCGCAGCGACCCGGAAGGGACGCTGCGGGCTTTTTTGTTTTGAGGCCCAATGAAGCACGCACCGCAGATCTTGATTGCAGCTTGGCTTGTGGTGCAGGCCCAGAGCGTGTGGTCCTCGCCAGTCTACCGGCCAGAGCGTTGGCTCGCTCTGGCCGCGATCGCCGGCGAGGCTGCCGTGCTGTGGTGGGGAGGGTTCTGGAAGCTATGAGCACTCGCTTCTATCCGATCCGCCGCGATATTTGGAATGGCGACATGTTCGTCGTTCGCAATGCCGGCTTGATTGGGGACGAAGGCCGGAACCCCGCGAGCCATATTGGCCGCGCGGCCTGGTGTCATGACACCCTTCTCTGCGCCGAGTCTCGCGAATTCTACGGCGGCCGCTGCCGCCCGGTGTCGGGCTCGATCCGCCGTTACCCGGGGCTGATCGATGTTTATCGCCCGAGGTGCTCACATCAACTTCGCGAGGCAATGGCCCGCATCGCGGTCCGACAGACCGCGATTGAGTACAGCTACGCCGGGATACTCCGCGCGTCGCTGGCTCACATGCCCATCGTGCGGCGCACCCTGCAAAAGCTCGGTGCGACCGTCGACGTCGCGTACACGGACATGACGCCCAGCGAGTGGGACGAACCCAAGTTCTGCAGCTGGTTCTCGATCTACGTCGATCGACGTGCCTCGTGGGAGCTCGACGAACCTTTTGATCCGGTTCCCAACCTGGCGGATCGATTCACCGAGCCGGCGGACCTGGTGCGCTCGTCCTCTTACTCCAAGGTATTCGAAGGTCTCACGCTATGACGCTCGACTTGATCAAAGCTGGTATCGGACTCATGGCCATCATCTGGGTGTTGCTCTTGGTCATCCGCGCCCATCGCGAGAGTCAGACCGAGGTCAACGCACGGCGCCAGCGAATGCTGGTTGTGCTCGCCGCGTTGTGGTTCGTTGTCGGTTGCGATCGTCTCGAACAGCCCGCGGAGCCTGACGACGCTCGCCCGCAGCCGCGCGAGCACGAACCGCAGTTGCACTTTTTGCCAATAGGGCCAAACGGCCAATTGATTCCCCTGTACTACTGAGGATTCCATGCATCGATTCACCTTAGCGCTGCAGAGCGCCGCCAGACTCGTGGCCATCTTTGCCGTCGCGCTCGCCGCGAGCCAGGCCCGCGCCCAAAACTTCACCGTCCACGGATACGGCTTCTCTACCGAGTTCCTGCAGCAAGCCGCCGATGAAATGGAACGACAGCGCCAGGTGCAGGCCGAGGCTTGGCTGGGCTACACGTTGCCGAACTGGGACGCGCCGTGCGAAGTCACACTCAAGCGGACCGGTGAAAACTCCAGCGGGGGCGGCGCCACTTCATTTGTCGTCGACCAGGGCAAAGCGCAGCAGTTTACAGGGACTTGGCTGGGGACCGAACAGACACTGCTCAAGAACATCATTCCCCACGAAGTCGTGCACACGGTGCTGGTGACGCATTTCCGCAATTACGTCCCGCGCTGGCTCGATGAGGGCGCGGCGACCTACGTTGAAACGCCCGAGATGCAGCTGTTTCAGCAGCAGCAACTTGTGCATTGTTTGCGGTCCGGCCGTGGCATTCCGACGAGCAACCTGGTTGCCTTTCGCGAGTATCCCAAAGACGTGCTCGCGTTCTATGCTCAAGCAATCTCTCAAACTCGGTTCCTGATCGAGCTCAAGGGGAAACGTGAATTCGTCCCCTTCGTCGAGCTCGTGCTGCAGATCGGACCCGAGGCGGCTTTGCGACAAGCCTATGGCTTGGAGAACCTCAATCGCTTCCAGGAAGTCTGGCTCTCGTGGGTGAAGGCCGGTTCGCCAGCTGGATACTCGGTGAGCTATGGCCCGTGCCAATGGGATCCTTACAGCGGCTGGTCATGCCCAAACAGGCAGTCGCCGCGCACGTACCAGGTGCAGCCATCGGCGCCAGTTGCGCCAGCTCGTGCGGTGCCGGCAGCTGCGCCGCCGGTGGTCACTTCCCGGCCGCCTGCCGTCGAGACGTCGCCACTGGTCAAGATCACGCCCACGCCACCCACGTCGCCGGCCAATCGCTGCACCTGCGGAGCGGATTGCAAATGTTGCACGTGCAAAGCTGAGCCTAAGACGCTGCCCGCCGTTCCGTGTCCGCCTGGTCCGCCAGGCGTGAAGGGCGACAAAGGGGACAAGGGGGACCCTGCCACCATCGACTATGCGATCGTGGTGAGCGAAGTCATCAAGCGGCTGCCGGCAACCGAGGTCGTCTTTCAAGGCGCGGGCGAAATTCCGGACAAGGTGCAGCGTGTCGCCATAGGCGGTCGGATCCTGCTGCCGGCGACGCACGTGCAGAATTTCGACCGTAATCAAAAACTAATCGACGAGGAGAGCTATCCCCTCGCGACACCGATCAAACTTCGCCACGGCGTACTTTCCAAGGTGCCCTAATGTCTGGCGCACCGACGCCCGGCGACACGTTTGTTGACCAAGGAGAAGACCAGATGTCGACAGGCAACACCCCTGATGCCGACCTCAGCAACGATTCTTTGGAATTGCTGCTCGAGCAGGACATGGGTACGCACGACGCCTTGATGGCCGAGTCGCGCGGCAATGCCCTGAGTGCCCACAGCATCGTCCGCCACAGCGCGGCACGCAAGTTCAACCAAGAGGATCCGATCGAGGCCGCGGCCACCGAAATGATCCTGCAGAAGAACCCCGCTTAAGCGGTGCGCTTCTGATCGGACACGTTCAGGTCCGCCCATCGTGGGCGGACCGTTTCAAGTTTCACGCGAAAGGGTCTGATCAACAATGATCCCAGCTAACGTCAAAACGAAGCTGCAGGCCTCGAGCCATGGTGCACATATTCAGCACATGGGCGAAGCCAAGTCGAACATCGCCAGCAGCAGCAGCATCGTGCGCCATTCGGCCGCACGCATGATCGATGAGCCGAGCCCGCAACAGGCTCGCGCCATCGACAAGATTCTCCGCACGCCGAAGTAACGAGGCTAGCGGAATATGGCCGGGCTACCTGACAGTTTTCGGCAACGCGGCAAGGAATCGAACGACGCCAGTCGTGCGATGCTGGAAGCCGGAGACTTTGAGCAGAGCGCACATAAGCAGGCAATGGCGATCATCGGCCAGGTCAATGCCGCCCTGTTTTTTGCGCTCGCCGACATGATGGATTACCTGCGCACCACGACAGGCACCGACAGCGCATTGGAGCGACGTCGGGCGATCCTTCAACGCAACGACGCCATTCGTAAGGCGGCAGCTACAGGGAATTGGGATGAGTTCGATCGACTCACAGCCGGCGACGACCCCGCCAGCACCGGCGGCGGAAACGCCACCACAACCGCCGGTTGAGCATCCAGCGCAAAAAGAGCTGCGCGAAGCACTCGCCAGCGAAGACGGCGTGCGGCGTCTGGGGATGATGGCAGGCACCAAGAGCATCTGCCGCAACCTGAAAAACGAAGATGAAGCGGTCAAACGCAACATCGAGCTGCACGAGAAAGACTTGTGGGGGCTCGAGGCCTCGGCCGCAGCTCCTGTCGGATCGGATGACCTGATGGACATCATGGCCGCGCGTGACGTGAACATTTACCAGACTGCGCCGCCGGGACAGGCGGCTACCGCTGCTCAACCCACCACGCCGCAGCCCGCGCCCGTGGCGCCGGGTGTTGCTCCCCCGACGTCCAGCAGCACGCTGGCCAACCTGGCCAAGTATGCAGCGCTGGCCGCAGCCCTCGGCTCCAGCGGCGGCTTGGGCGCGTATGTGGCGACGCGATTGGCGTCGCCGGCCACGCCCGCGGTGGACCCCTACGAGCTGCGGCTGCTGCCGCCGACTGCCGCTGACACCAAGTAGGCGGCGGATGCGCAGGCGCATCCGCCGAGACACTTTGGCAACGAAACTTTGAGCCCATTCCGCACGCCGATCGCCGCCCGTTGTGCAGTACGGCGCCGGGTGCCTCAGGTCAAGTAATGCAACACCGCCGAAATCTTCCCCGCTTTATGTCCGTCAGCGCCCATCCGCTGCTGGGCGCCGTCGTCCGCGCTGGTAAGCCAGCGACGATGCTCGCACCGACTGAGCAAACCAACCGTTACACACCTTGTGCGTGCGGCAAGTTGTCCAAAGGGGGCAAGTGCCACACGTGCAGGCTCGAGGGCAAATGACACGCAGACTATTTTGTTGCGCGATGCTGGTGATGGGATTGGCTCTCTGGGTTAGTCCCACACCAGCGCAGACGAGCTGCCCAGGCCCGGCCTGGCAGCAATTGACGGCGGACAGCCTGGCGAAGTACGGATTCCCGGAAGGGACCGTACTTCGCCAGGGTCCGTTCGCCCTGGCTTTCGACGGCCGCACGCGCTGCCCTCGGTGGACGCTCGAGCTGCTCACCACGGCGACGATCGGCACACCGACCGATCGGGCCGACGACTTCCGCCCTGATACTCGCATCCCGCGCGAGTTTCGCGCGTTGCTCGACGACTACCGTGGATCCGGGCTCGACCGTGGTCACTTGGCAGCGGCCGGCAACTATGGCGATGTGGACGACAAGTCCGCCACATTTTTGCTCAGCAACATGATGCCCCAAAACTCTGCGCTGAATCAGGGCCTATGGCGCCGACTCGAGAAGACTATCCGCGACCAAGCCGCCGAGCCTGGCGTGAGCTGCTGGGTCGCAACCTGCCCGCTCTGGATCCCGACCGACGGCCGCGACGTGCTCGTGGCGCACGTGATTGGCACGACGCGCATCATTGTTCCGACGCACTGCGGCAAAACCACGTTGACCGTGCGGGCCGTTGACTCGCCGGAACTTCGCGCGTGGATCGTGCCCAACAAAGATCCCCACGACCTGCGGCAACTCGATCGTTACCTCGTGACGGTCGACCAGCTCGAGACCGCCGCGGGCTTAGATTTCTGGTCCGGCCTGGCGGACGACCTGGAAGAGAAATTAGAGGCCAGCCCGTGATTGAGGGAGTGAAAGTCTTCAGCGACCTGACTGCAACGGGCGCCTTGATGTGGGTTGTTTACTACTGCTTGGCTGTTTCGATTCCCAACATCATCGAAAAGTCCGACAAGCGTAGTGCCGAGTTGGTGGTTCAATTCCTTGGTGCACTCAAAGAGACCCGCGACGCCTGTAAGGAAGAACTCGCCGCCGTGCGGGATCATTGTGCGGAAGAGCTGCGCATCGCTCGTGAGGATGAGAAGGAAAACCGTCGCTTGCTGCTTGAGATCAAAACGTTGCTCCCGGACAAACCCTGCTTGCCGAAGTTGTAGTCATGGTGCAAGCCGTCGTGCAGAAAACTCGCAGGGGCGTGCGGATCACCGGTGTCGGCTTTGCTTATCCCGCCGGTCCGAACGCCGGCAAGCTCGCGATCGGCGGCATCGACCTGTGGGAGTTTGTCCGCGATTACTTCCACTTGCACTACATCAATCCCGCCTACTTAGGCGAAGTCGACATCTCAATCACCATCATCGAGCCACCCGGAGTCCCGAGGTAATCTATGGCCTTTAAGATCGGAACCAGTGCCCGTAACGCGATGGCTGATGCTCTCGGCGCTCTACCTGACGGGGGAGCTTCCGCTGGACGCATCGAAATTCGCACCGGCGCGCCGCCCACGAACCCTGGCGACGCTAATAGCGGCACTCTCTTAGCCACGCTGCCGCTGTCCGATCCGTCTTTCGGCGCTGCGAGCTCCGGCGTAATCACGGCCAATTCAATCACGTCGGATACGGCCGTCGACGCCAGTGGCACGGCCGGGCACTTCCGGATCTTCGACAGCGACGACGTATGCATCGGGCAGGGCACGGTCACCGCCACCGGCGGCGGTGGGGACATGACGTTCAACACCGTGTCGTTCGTCAGCGGCGGCACGTGCGCGATCTCGAGCCTCACCATCACGGTACCGCAATGAGCGGCCAGAACTTTGCCACGCCCCAACCGCAGCTACGCGGCCAGGGCTCATTTCATTTACCCCCGATCACAGACGCGGCGCTACGACGAGCACGGGCTTTGGCCGATAGGCTCGCCCGGCCGCTAAGTGACGACCTTTACCTCCTGATCGCCTTCGCGGAGACACATTCATGTCCGGAGACGTGCAATCCAAGCCCCTCGAACAAATGACGGCCGCGGAGCTCACCCAGCTCCATCGCACCAAACGCGCCGAGCGCGATGCGATCGATGCCGAGCTCAAGGACATCTCCGCGGCCTTCACCAAGGCGCGTGCTACAGAGGCAGCCTGGGGCAAGCTGTCCGACGCCGAGAAGGCGGCGATCATGGATAACCTGAAAAAGAACCTCGCAGCCGCCGGTAACACGACGATCCAATGAGCCTTGCTCTGCGCTACAAACTCGATGAAGGCACTGGCACGGCCGCCGAAGATGATGTCGGCGCCCTCGACGGCGTTGTCTCCGTCTCGGCCGCCTGGCTTGACACCGATCCTGCGCCGATCGGAGCGTCGAACCCGTATTCGCTGAGCGTGCCGACTGCCGATTTCGCGATTACCGCCGCCGATGTGGGCGATGACCTGCTGACCGACACGTCGCGCTCGATCAGCTTCTGGCTCAAGGTTGGATCGGATCAGACGGGTTTCGGCTACGCCTACGCCTGCGACCTGAGCGGTGCAGCGCTCCTGTACTCGCCGGACGAAGCGTTTTTTGGGACAGGATGGTTCTGGGAAGACGGCGATGCGCAAAGGGTGATGCCCGACGTGCTCACTCCTGACGAGTGGCATCATGTTGCGCTCGTTCGCACGGCCGATGGAGACAACGGCTCATTCTGGATCGACGGTGTCGAGCAAGATTTTGCCGGCGCGATCGGCGACGTCCCGGGCTCGCTCGGTGGTATCTATTTGGGTCAGGCCCTCGGTACAGGTCCTGAGATCGACGACATCAGGATTTACGATCACGCACTGAGCCCGGAAGAAATCGAAGCTCTGGCCGGCATCCCTCCGAGCATTGCCGGCACCTGCGACGTGACGACGACGGCGGTCACCTGCGATGCCGAGGGACTGTTCGCCGAATATATCGAGGCCGAGGTTGACCTGAGCACAGCCGCGGCATCGAGTGAAGCTGAGGGTGAGTTTACAGCCCCTCCGGCCGCAGGCGATGCGGCACTGACCACGGCCGCGGCGACATGCTCAGCCTCGGGCACGTTTACCGCTCCGGTCTACAGCGGCACCGCCTCGCTCAGCACGTCGGCTGCGACGATCAACGCCGGTGGCGCGCACACCGCACCGGTTTACTCCGGATCCGCTGCACTCGCCATGTCGCCGACAACTGCAGCTTCGTCCGGCAGCTGCACGGCGCCGATCTACACCGGCGCCGCCGCGCTGAGCAAATCAGCAACCACAGTCAGCGCGGCAGGGTCGGCCGCATTGCCGATCTACACCGGCACCGCCGCGATTGTATGCTCGCCCGTCACCCACATGGGCGTCGGAAACTTCGCCGACCCGCCTACAGAGCATTGCTATCTGGAAGTATCAGACAGCGTGGAGCATCACGTCACAGGCAGCGATGCGGTGAGTTGGGTAGTAGCAGCGAGCGATGAAGGTGACCCATGAGCTTTAACCGCTACGACCTGGGCGACTTGGTGACCGTGCGAGGCGTGTTCACACATCCCACGACAGGTAATACGTTCGATCCAAGCGTTGTGAAGCTTTCCGTCCGCACGCCAGGCGGGGTAGTCACAACCTACGTCTACGGCGATGGCGACACGATTGTGAAGGATTCGACGGGGCGATACCACGCCAAGGTCGACGGGATCGCAGCGGGCCATTGGCATTACCGCTGGTGGTCAACGGGCGATGGGCAAGCAGCAGAGGAGAAGCACTTTGAAATAAGGGCGGCGAAGGCCGTGTGATGGATGCACATGCTTGTGTTGCCGATCGGCGCGAAGGTCAAGCTCAATGGTGACGACGGATACGAAGCAATCGTCCAAGCCATCAGCATTCGGAGTGGGGCGGCGGTCGAATACGAAGTCGCCTGGTGGAGTGGTGCCGATCGCCGTACCGCCTGGCTGCCTGAGTGGCAGTTGACCATTGGCCCCGGCGTGCGCCGACAGAAGATCGGTTTCAAACAATGAACGCCAAATACGTCGACGTACGAGCTTTATGGGTCCTTCCGGAGGGGGCCGGCGCGGAGGGTTCCCATTCCGCAGTTCGCGCTTTTTTCGCACACAACACTTTTTTGACCGTTACTACTACTACCACCTGATACGCCAGTGCCCCGGGGTGCCAAGAAAAAACCGGATTGGAAAGTTCCACGCCAAGTCGACGTCGCCGAGTTCTGCGGCGTATCGCTCGCGACCGTACAATCGTGGGCCAAGCAAGACATGCCAGGCACGCCAGGCGCGTACGACGTCCGCGAGATCGTGCAATGGCTGCGATCGTGGGGCCCATGGCGCCAGCACGCAAAGCCCGACGGCTGGGATCCGCTCGTTGATGAGGACGCCGGCGACGGCAGCAGCCCGGCGCAGGAACGATACCGAGCTGCCAAGGCGGCGATCGCCGAGCTGCAGCTCGAGCAGCTCAAGGGCACGCTGCTCTCGAGGGAAGCGGTCCGCGGAGCGCTCGGCCGCTGGGCAACGCTGATCCGACGCATGGGGGAACGGCTCGGCAAACGGTTCGGGCCCGACGCGATCGCGGCCGTGAATGAGGCGCTCAATGAATGCCAGTATGTGGTCGATCATGACGTGGGCGGTGACAACTCTGGCGGCGATGAATCTGCCGGCGATAGCGCTGAAGGCTGAGCTCTCATGGGCTTTGACCGAAGCGCGGGCGCCGGTGTTGCGACCGATCAGCCAATGGGTCGAAGAAGAGATCCGCCTATCGGACGGACCCTTCGCCGGCGAGCTCTATCGCCACGAACGACACCCAGTCTCTCGAATCTGGTTCGGTGCGATTGACCTGGGGCTTTGGACGCGCTACGCCGCGACGGGTCCGACACAAAACGGGAAGTCGCTGATGTGCTACGTCGCGCCCGTGCTCTATCACCTGTTCGAGATCCGCGAAAAGGTGATCATCGGTTTGCCATCGATGCAAATGGCGAACGACAAATGGCAGGAAGACTTCTTGCCGACGATCGAGGCGTCGCCGCGATACCGAGATCTGCTGCCCAAAAAGGGCGAGGGAAGCAAGGGCGGCCAGGTCAAACGCGCCATCAAGTTTCGCAATGGCGCCACGCTGCGCTTCATGTCCGCCGGCGGCGGCGACAAAGCTCGAGCCGGCTACACGGCGCGTGTGCTGGCCGTCACCGAAGCCGACGGCATGGACGAGTCCAGCGCCCGCAGTCGCGAAGCCGACAAAATCGAGCAGCTCGAGGGACGCACGCGAGCCTTCGGCCGGACCGGGAAACGGATCTATCTCGAGTGCACCGTGTCGTTCGAGAGCGGCCGCATTTGGCAAGAGGTCACGCGCGGGACCGACAGCCGCATTGCCCGTCCGTGTCCCCACTGCCGCGAATTTGTTACACCGGAGCGCGAGCACCTGGCTGGCTGGGACGATGCGAAGAGTGAAGAGGAAGCAGCCGCCGCCGCGTATTGGACTTGCCCCGCCTGCGGTGAGGCCTGGTCCAACGAAGAACGCCTGGCCGCCGTCAGTCGCGCCGTGCTCGTGCACCGCGGGCAGAACGTCACGAGCGAAGGCCTGGTGATTGGCGACCTACCGGAGACGCAGACGCTGGGGTTTCGTTGGTCCGCGATCGACAACCCATTCATCACCGCGGCGGACCTGGGCGCCGAAGAATGGCTCGCGCGGCGCAACGTCGATCGAGACGGCGCCGAAAAGAAGATGCGGCAATTCGTCTATGCGCTGCCCTATATCCCCACGGAAGTCGAGCTGACTCCGCTCGAGCCCGGCGACATCGCCGGCCGCGGC